CTTTTCACCTAAAGCTTTAGCCCACAACCGCCACATTTTACACTAATATTTTTGTAGTTGCTACAAACTGATCAGCCACCTCTGCATTAAAGTAATTAATTACTGCAACCATAAATGGCTCAACTTGATCTTCAGATAAATTTGACGAATAAGCAAAACCAGGCGCTTTACTACCAGCTATAACATTAATACCTGTATGACCGAGAGTTACATTCTCTTTACTATAAGTAATTGAAACGCTGACCTTACCTTCATCACGTACCTTATCATCTGAGCCAATAAACTTATCCTGCACCATTAAGTCATCACCATCTACTGAAATAGGTTTCGATATCATACTCGATAGAATATTTGCTATAGCAGTATTAAACAATCTCTGAAACGACACAGCGCCGAACGGGCATAGGCCAGGAATCTCCCAGCAAAAGTTAATCGCATCTTGACTATGAATATAGTCATTACTTAATGTATCTTCTAAGTCGATTAATGCATCTTTAACATACATCGGAGCTCTAAAAGCTACAATATTACCGTAAGGTGAAACCTGCTTACGGAATTGCTCGTAAGCAAATCTCGTATGAATAAAATTACCATCATAAACACCCTGCTTAATAATCATATATCAATTATATATTAACTTGAGAATTAATCCACTTAAATGTAGAAGCGACACCATCTTTAAGAGATTGAGTAGGTTCCCAGTTCATTTTTTCTCTATATAATCTATTATCAGAATTACGTCCTCTAACACCTTCAGGACATTTAAATCCATATTTATTTATAAAATCATTACCTGCAAGATTTTCTATCTTATTATTTTTACTCGCAGCATCTAATGCTAATTGAGCAAGATCATTAATAGAAACCATTTCATCTGAACCAATATTAACCGGCCCGTAAAAATCATCTTGTCTCATAAAACGTATTACAGCTTCTATACAATCATCAATATAGAGAAATGATCGAGTTTGTAGACCATCACCCCAAACCTCAAGCTCTTCACCTTTGGCTATTTCAGCTGCTTTACGACACATAGCAGCTGGCGCCTTCTCTTTACCACCATCCCAAGTACCTAATGGTCCAAAAATATTATGAAAGCGAGCAACTCTCACATTTAAATTATAATTTCTATTATAGGCAAAATATAATCGCTCGCTAAATAATTTTTCCCAACCATATTCACTATCCGGCTTAGCCGGGTATGCAGATGATTCTTCACAATTTGGATTATTTGGATCTAATTGATTATGCTCCGGATACATACACGCGCTTGAAGAGTAAAACACTCTACTAGCTTTAAACTTTACAGCTGCTTCAGCTACATTGAGATTAATCATAGCAGAGTTATGCATAACATTTGCATCATTATCACCAGTAAATATATAACCAGCGCCACCCATATCTGCAGCTAGCTGATAAACTTCATCAAACCCTGCGATGTTTAAAGTTAGCTGATTAGGTGCAGTAAACACGCGACTTACTAAAGCCGTATCTTTTAAATCTCCTTGAATAAACTCATCAGCATTTGACTTTTCCTGATACTCCGGATATTTCAAATCCACACCCCTTACCCAATACCCATCTTTCTTGAGTCTATTGACTAGATGATTGCCAATAAACCCACCTGCACCTAAAACTAAAGCTTTTTTCATTAATCTATTATATCCTCTATATCAACTATTGCAACACCTCTCTTTTGAACTACTTTAGTAGCACATAAATTAGCAATTTTTATAGCTTTTTCTATATTATTACTTTGTAAATAATTAACAACAAGGCTAGACATAAATGTATCACCAGCACCTGACATGTCTTTAACTTGAACACTATCTACTGGGTATATTTTGTCTTTATATCTACAACCTAATCCTCCGAGAGTTACTATAAGGTTATTTTTATACTGTGTTTTATTTAATTCTTTTATAGAGTCGTTATATTCTACTTCATTAATTTTTATAAAGGTAGCATTTTTACAAAAACTTCCAATATGTTTTTTTGTATCTAAAAATACTAAGGGGTGATTATCGCATATATAACTTATATCCTCTTCATGCAAAAAACCTTTATCATAATCAGAAATAATAATTGCTGAATAATTCTTTATACGCTCTAACTGTTTGCTAAAAACTCTTAATATATTATCTTCACCAGTATCCACTCTCAAAAAAGTATGGTTAGTTTTTTTGTCTACATATCTTGTTTTTTTAATTTTTTCTTTTTGATCTAATATATCACACTCAACTCCTAAAGACTTTACATTAGCTTGTACATTTAATCCCATACCGCCATTTTCAATTTGTTCTACTGGGTTAAAGACAGGTACAGGTGCGTCAGGGCTCAATCTAACTGATTTACCATATATAAAAACATCATTACATGAATCGCCTATAACTAATATTTTATGCATAATTTTATTAACAAGATTTTTTATAATACTCAATAATATTAGATATACCTTCCTCTATTGAAGTGAATTTATAATTTTTACCTATTAAAGAAAGTAGATTATCTATACAAAGAATCTTTCTTTTTGCTCCAGTATATTTTGTTGTATCGTAAAATATTTCATTAGGATCAAAATTTAAATTACTACTAATACATTTAGCAAAATCTCGAATAGTATTATCTTGTCCCGTACCAAGATTAATAATTTTATTACTTTCACCCTTCAACTTTAAAATAATATCTATTGCATCTTTAACATATATTAACTCTCTTTTTTGTAAACCATTTCCCCATAATGTTACTTTATCGTTGTTGTATTTACCATTATAAATTTTCTTAACTAAATCAAAGATAAAATGATTATCATTTAAATCAAAATTATCTCCATATAATGTAGAGGGTATAAAATATAAATACTCTAAATCATACTGATGTGCTAGAGATTGTAATCCTAGGAGCAGCATTCTCTTTGTATGCGCATAAGTAATTAACCCCTCTTCAGGTACACCTAACATACATGATTCCTCTTTTAGTTTGTTTGCTGAAGGCTCATACATACAGCTAGTACCCATAGCTATTAATTTTGATTGAGGTTGCTTATTAGCCCAGAATTTTAATACATTGGTATTTAAAAGTTGGTTATCTATCCATTGCTCGCCTTTATGATATAAACAATAATCACCAGCTTTGGTCATAGCTGCTAAATGAAAAATATAATCAAACTCTACATTATGTAATTTTTTACATAAATTATCGTAATCATGTAAATTACAATCTTTAGAATTACTTTCATATACAGTATACTCTAAATCTTTTAATTTTTTAATTAAATGTCTGCCTAAAAAACCTGTCGCGCCTGTTACAAATACTTTCATTATCTGCCTTGCGCCGGTTCTCTATTAGTAAACATATCATACATTTTAAGTAATTGCATGATACCATCATCAATAGTTTGAGTTGGTTGCCAGTTGGTATTTTCTAACTTTTCATTTGAAACAATATAATCTCTCTTATCAGGATCGGTACCAAATTCAGATGAAATAATTTCAAGCTGAGGTACATGTTTTTTAATTTTTAATGCTAATTGTTTTTTAGTTAAATTGGCAGATGAAAGTCCAAGATTATAAGCTTCATCTTTCATTTTATCAAAATTATCGATACCGTGTAAAAAAGCTGTACATACATCTTCAACATGAATATAATTTCTTCTAAAATTTTCTTCAAACAAAACTAATACCCCTTCACTGTAAGCTTTATAAGTAAAGTTGTTTACTAGTAAATCTGTTCTCATTCTCGTACTAGGACCGAAAACTGTTGCAAGTCTAAATGTAATACTATTACCTGTATCAAGTATTACTCTTTCAGCTTCAACTTTAGTTTTACCGTATACAGAGATAGGATTAAGCGGGGATGTTTCAGTACAGAAATCTTGATCACCTACACCATAACCACTATTAGTGTTTGGAAAGAGCATACGTTGATTCTTAGATTTTAGATCTACTAACATTTGAACAGCATCAACGTTTATTTCTTGTGCATATTTTGGATCAGCTTCACATAGTGGCGCGCCAACTAAACCTGCTAAAGGAATTATATAATCAACGTCTTTGATAAGATCCTTTAATACTCGCTTATCACGAGCATCTTTATTATGAAAATAAAAATTAGGATGGTAACAAAAACCAAATAAAGAATTTTGATTTAATCTTAAATTATCTACAACAGTTACTTTATAACCCTCTTCAAGAAATCTTGCAGTCATAACTGAACCAATATAACCAGCACCGCCAGTAATTAATACCCTTTTCATTTATATCTTATTTACGCTATTTTCCTATAATTGCAATCTCTGGAAATGGTATAATAAATTTTACACCTCTATCAATTATGTCTTTATTTTTACTAACTATTTCATCTTTAAAATTATGACTTAATAGTAGGTAATAATCTGGAAGATCGTCTATTGATTCTCTAACTATTGGAATATGCGACCCGGGTAAATATTTACCAATTTTTAATTCATTTATTTCAACTGCTTTATCAATTAAAGTATTATCAATCCCCATATAATTTAAAAGAGTATTACCTTTTACTGGAGCTCCATACGCATAAATTTTTTTATTGTTACTTTTTAATTCTTTTAGTTTATTCTTTAAATTATTTTTTTTACCTCTAATAGTATCTCCAAACTCTTTAAATGCTTTTAAATTATATAATTTATCCTTTTCAATTAAATCTAAACACCTGTCAGTAACAACATGTTTACTATCTTGTTTACAAAATTTTGCTATAATAGTACCACTATGTATATTATTATATGTAGCATCAAAAAGTCTTAAATTATATTGGTTTAAAAGTTTTTGAATACTATTAATAGTATAATAACAAAGATGTTCATGATATATAGTATCAAAATTACCATTATCGATCATCGACCCGGCGTACATAAATTGAACCACAAATACACCCTCTTTATTTAAAACAAAATTAATGCCTTTTATTACACTATCTAGTTGTTCTAAATGAAAGAATACACCTGAAGCATTTACTAAATCTACAGATTCCTTTATTATATTTTCTCTAACAGTCTCTTCATTAAAGAACATGTTTAATGTTTTTATATCTTTTTTCTCTGATAAAGGGGATATGTTCTTAGCTGATTCAACATTTATTAAATTATTAATACCTAATTTTTTATACTGCTCTAATTGTGTCCCGTCGTTACCGCCTATATCTAATACAGTATGCAACCCAGTTAAATTAAATTGTTTAATATTTTCTTCAGCAAGCTTATAAAAATGTTGGGCTAAAGATTTAGTTGTACCAGATACATACGAATGTTCCAAGAACATTATTTCTTTTGGAACAAAATATGTTAATTGTAATAATTCTGATTTATTGCAAAATACTAATTCTAATGGATATGTTGGTTCTTTACCTACTTCATCTTTTTCTAGAATATGATTTCCCCAAGGTTGTCTACCAAGATCTAAAATGTGCTCATAATCTGAAGTTAATTTATTTTCTCCTAACGAGAATAATTCTTTATGTATATTCATATTTTAATGGGTCATATAATTTTACAAACTCTAAAGCAGATTTCCAGATATCTGGTTGCGTAGCCCCTTCACTATTTCGCGCGTTAGGACAATTCAAAATACCATACTTCATATATCTATCCGGCGTTAGGTCATCTGGTTCAGCAAAATTGCAGGGATTTAATTGTTGATCATAATTAAGTTTGTAACTATGAGTTTCTATAAAGTCTTGAATATCCCAATCATTTTTTAAATTATTCTTATCTATTAAAGATAAAGCAAAATATGGCTCGAAGGGTGTTCCTGGAGCTCCACACCAACCAAAATTCATATATTTTTTATTATATTCTAATGGCAAAAATTCCTCTACAAATTTTTTGCTGTAAATGTTTAAAGTTGTCATATGAAAATACTTCTTAGTATCAAATCTTGTAAAAAGTTCCTTACCATAAATTGATTCATGATCAATTAAAAGCATATTTTTATTTTCTTCTTCTAATTTATTTACTAGCTGTATAAATTTATCTTCATCTCTAAATTGGTTATCTGCTTCAACATTTGCAATATAATCATAATCCTTTTTATCTCTAATATATTTTAAGCCTTCAATAACATTCTTTGTACAGCCAAAATGATTACCATTATCCTCTGAAATAAATAAATAATCAACTTTTTTATTTTTATAATTTTTTCTTATCCACTCATTTATTGATTTTAAATTATCTTTATGAGCAGCAACTAAAACATACTCCACACTTTCAATTTTATTCCAATTGAATATATTTTCTAAATGCCATTTCAATTGATCTAGTTGCCAATGAAATGAAATATTAAAAACTATTTTTTTACACATGTGCTACTAAAATATAATTCTCACCATACTCTTTACCTGCGGGATGATATGGGTTATCTAGATACTCTAAAGTGTAGTTGGGGTTAATTTCTAAAATTAAATCTTCTATCTGCTTTCCTAATGTACCTTCAAAATGACATGGCATGTCATCAACTAATATAGTATGTGTTTTAATGTGATGATTCTTAAGATATTTCAATTCATGAAATGCAGGATTACCGTTATCATGATGTGCATCAATCCAGAAAAAAGCAGGCTCATTAACCAATTCTAACATTAAAGGGAATATATGTTGCGAATCACCTAAAAATAATTTGACGTTATCGTACTTAGCATATTTAAATTGATTAGCGAAAAATAAATTTGTACCAATCTCAACGCTTATAGCTTTTTCAAATCCGCACTGAAAAGCAGTAAAAATTCCGTTACCATAATTAGTACCCGTTTCAACAAATAAAGTCTTATCTTCTCTCCAATCTGTAAATGGCTTTACATGAGACTTATCAATTAATAACTTATCATTCTTTATCTCTTCAAGTTTTTCTCTTGTCGTATTCATATTTTTTATAGTTATAAATTACCAGCTAATTTCCCAGTCTTTGAATTCTGCTGCTAAACAATCCACTTTATAATCCTTGCGGCCACCTACAATTTCTTGTATTTTATTTTTTGCAGTATTTCTTATACCATTTAATCCATGAGTAAGTAATAAATTTTCTCCTGCATTATTGCCCTTTCTCGCCTCAGCCTCATTATACCATATATGTAGATTCATTTGCGATAAGACGACAATTGCTCTGATTGTCTCTGCCGTAACTTCACTATCTTTAATCATAATGTTAATATCATGTAATATATCCTTTATTTCTTGTGCATATTCTTCTTTATGATCTGATAAAAAGTTTTCTTTTAATTGTGATATAGCTAATCTATCTATTAACTCTGCTAACGTCGGTAAATATTTTCTTTTTTTATCCATATTATTTATTCTCCCACCCTGTTGTTGTTTGTACTGGCGCTTCCCAGTTATTTTTTTGAACTACAAGTATATTATGCTTATACATGTCTACCATTTCTAACATCCAGTCTTTATTTTTATCAGTTTGGCCCCAGTACAATAACGGAGCGTCCGGTGGTAGGTGTGTTTGTCCCATATGAGGGTTAACAGATTTCAGCTTATTCATACAGTCTTCATAACTATTTTGCCACTCAAACCCTCGTTGACCTACTCCGCGATCTGCTCCTAGATTACATATACACGCCCCTCTTTTGCAGTTGGGCATAATGTTATTGAGATATATATTCTGTGTATTAGTTTGTAATTCAGAAAATGCCCAGTTGCTAATAAACAGATCATAGTTGTTATCAAAAATAGTATCTACATCCGGAGCGGCTACAAAATTAAGCTTGGTGTCACCAAAATTTATATTTGTATGATCTAAATAATTTTTTACTAATTCATTTGCTTCAGGTACATCAACGAATGTATAGGATTTGATTTTATCCCAATAGCTGTTTAGTGTTAAAAACAGACCACCATACCCGCCACCCACCTCAATAATATCCATATCATTTAAATCTTCAAATAACATTTCAAGATACGTTAAATTCCATATGTATCGTATCGTTGAGTTAGTAACAGGGCCGTAGGTTATATCTTTATATTCCCATGTAAAGTATGAGCTCGGCGCAGGAGAACCGTATTTGTCATTTATTGTAAGATTATCAAGCTTATCTAATATATGAGGTGCTCGACGTATAATAAACTGCAGCCCGGATTTTGATTCGATAGGAGGAGCATGTTCATAAATTGTGTGAAGTTCTGGATAATGCCCGGATTTAAATAACTCTAGTCCGTGATTATCTTTAACAACCCTATCTAAGCAAGATCTATAAGCTGCGATTTCATCGCGATGGTCGTTTACCGATATTTCTGCAGTAGTTTTCATAATTAATCCCCCTCTATAACTCTATAACTGTCTGAGTCAAAATGCTGTGTAGAAAATTCAAACATTTCTGTATCCTGTAGGCCTTTCATTTGATGAATTAGCCCTGTTTTAACATAAAAATTATCACCAGGTTCGAGAATAACTTTTTTTGCTTTGGAAATATCCTTATCGTAACCGTATGTTACTTCAAGCTTACCATCCCTGATATAAAATACTTCATCTTTAATTTTATGGTAGTGCCATGAACATTTTTTATTTTTAGCAAACCATAATATTTTACCACAATATTTCTCCTTGTTAACTATCCATTTTTCGTAACCCCAACCTTTAGGAACGAATTCAATCTCTGAAAAATTCTTCATATTGTACTTTCTATATCAAATACATAATACATTACGATAATTTCTTTCTCCAATAATTTAGCAAATCTTTCATCGTAGTAGATAAATCAATTTTAGGTTCCCAGTTAGTAATCTTTTTAAGATTACTCGAGTCACCAATTTGAACTTGTATGTCAATAGGTCTATAGTAAGGTTTGTATATTTTTTGTTCTACTTGATCATAATCAAATTTCGAATGTTCTATAAGAAGATCTGTATACTTTTGCATTTGATGAACCTCATTACCACATACATTAAAAACACCACCTCTACTTTCTTCTGACAACATAAGCAGGTAATAAGCGTTTACACAATCTCTTACATCTATAACAACCCTTTCCGTTTTTAAGTTACCTATTTTTAATACCGGATCTTGTAATCCTAACTCCATAGCAGCTATTTGAGCTGCATCAGAACTAATACTAAATATTCTACCTCTTCTCGGACCAGTATGACTAAACGCTCTTGTTACAAAACCGTTTAAATAGCCGTTAGATGCCCTCTCTTGTATATATAAATCGATAGCAGCTTTAGAAGCACCATATGGATTACTAGGTTTAAGAGGAGTGTCAACTGTTAATCTGCCTACATCTTTACATGTATCGCCATATACTTCACTAGTAGAACAAAATAGTAATTTTGTATCGCTTCCTTCAAGCGCGGTTATAATATTAATAGTAGCATTTACATTCTCATCCCACGTTAAGATAGGATCTTTAAAACTTGTAGGGGGATGTGATTGTGCAGCTAAATGAAACACACCGTCATAATTTTCTTTTGCTAAGAGCTTACTTATACTAAAATAATTTTTCAGATCAAGATAGTGAAACTTTATTTTCGAAAGATTTTTGTTTGATATTACATCTAAAAGATCAGTCTCTCTACCATTAGCTGTTCGAACTACACCATGTACTTCATGACCTTTTTCTAGTAAAAGATTAGCTAGGTGTGGACCAGCAAATCCAGTTATACCGGTAATTAAAAATTTCATTAATTAAATTTAACTACATACTCTCGTATTGCAACTGCTTAAATTTTTTATATGTACCATAATAAACTAAACGTTTATAAAATGTTACCATTGTTTATATTTCCAGTGTGTATTTCGAGGTATATGTTTGATATGAGAAAAATTAGCAGGTTTAAATCTACTGTATAGAAAGTTACTTTTACTTTTTAAATTAAGTTTTTCACATATATAAATAAAACACGTATCAACCATATGAATTTCACTAGCATTTTCTATTATTTTACACCAATCAAATATGTTTACATTTTCGTAAAATTTAATATCGATAATATTAAATTTACCTTCATACGGTAAATTATAGCGCGCAGGCTTTGGTGGTGATCCATAATATTCACTACGTAAAATATAACCTTCCCCTTCTATTTCTGGAGTTATT